TCTACAGCAGGTCAGATAGCTGTGGCACAGGTAGTAATTAACAGAGTAAATGACAGTCGATACCCTGACAACGTGTGTGATGTCGTTACACAGGCAGTAAGACATTCGGGTAGTGACCTACCTGTAAGGCATAAGTGCCAGTTCTCATGGTTCTGTGACGGTCTGAAGGACTATCCTACTGACGACACAGCATGGGCTAAAGCATTGCTTGTAGCTGTAACTGTACATGACGGTAAGACTATTGATATGCTTGATGGTGCGACACATTATCATGCTACAAATGTTTATCCAGATTGGGCATTGACAAAGACAAAGACTTCACGTATAGATGACCACATATTTTATAGATGGGAGAAATGATATGAAACTACCACGTTATGTACAGAGTAAAACTCTAGCAGATGGACAGGTTTGTTACAGATTTAACCCACCACAACATCTAGTTACACAAGACATTATCAGTAGGTGTGAATTAGGTGCAGATTTGCAACAGGTTAAAGTCGAAGCTAAAAAACTCAATAAGACTATAGACGAATGGTGTGACAAATATACAACAGGTACAACTTTAAAGAAGAGTGCCAAGTTGTCGCAGTTAATCTATGTGTATAAACAATCCAATGATTACATCATGTTACGAGATAAAACCAAAAGTCAATACGATTATTTTTTAAATATTTTAGTGTGTGATTTAGGTGACAGGCGTATCGTTGACGTTACAACTCGCATGGCTAAGTATCATTATGAGGAATGGGTAAAGAGGGGGATACATTTTGCCAACTATGCCTGTACTATATCTAGTAGGCTGTTTCGGTACGGTATTCAGATGGAACATGTTCTTATGAATCCATTTGGTAATATAAAACGTAAAACAGTAAAGCAAAGAAAGACTGTGTGGACGAGGGAACAGGTAATGAAATTCCTTGATGTAGCATACAAAGAGTTTGAATATAGAAATGTAGGACTGATTATTCAGATGGCTTATGAGTGGTGTCAGAGGATTGGAGACATGAGAATGTTAGAGTGGAGTAGTGTCAATTTAGACACATCTATTTTGTCTCTTGAGCAGTCTAAACGGAGAGCACAAGTGTTCCTTCCTATCTCTGATGAACTTAAAACGATGCTCACACAGCAACAGAAAGACTTTGGCTTCCAACCCTACGTTGCACCACGACCTCGACCTGTAGGGGGAAAATACCACCCATACAGCCTAGAAAGAATGTCTAAGGCAGGTAGAGTTGTTATGAAACTTGCAGAATTACCTGACGAATTACGGTTAATGGACTTGCGTAGAACAGGTACAACTGAAATGGTAGAGTCGGGTGTTCCACTGCCACAAATTATGTCAGTTACAGGACATGCAAACCCACAGTCAGTGAAACCCTATTTAAAAAATACGTACACAAGTGCAAATAATGCCTTGACAACCAGAAATAAACATGTAAAATCCACTGTAAGTGAAAACATAGAAAGTGATATAGCATGAATAATATATATAACATTGTAAGTGATTTACATTTAGATAATGGAGAAACTAAACGTATGGACTGTCCTGTATGTAAAGGTATCAAAACATTTACAGCTACAAATAATATGGGTAGCTTAGTATGGAATTGTTATAAAGCTGATTGTTCTGTGTCTGGTAATACACGTGTTCATTTAAGTGGTGACGATATTCGTAAATCACTTGCACCCCACGTACAACATCAGAAAAAAGACTTTGTACTACCAGAATATATTGTGAGTCACTCACCAGAAGTGTTACCCTTTCGTAAGAAGTATGATTTAGATGAGGACTTAGTTGAGTTATACTACGACGTAAAAGAACATAGAGTTGTATTTCCTGTAGTACATGATGGTTGCATAAATGACGCAGTTGGACGTTCTTTAGGAAAAAGATTACCAAAATGGAAAAGATATTGGAATAGTGACTTGCCATACGTACATGGTTATGGTAGTGTTGCTGTAGTTGTTGAGGACTGTGTGAGTGCTGCTGTTGTAGGTAGTGATGTATATGTCGGGGTGGCTGTGTTGGGTACTTCACTTTCCGAATCACACAAGAGGTACTTGTCACAGTTCTCAACAGCAATAATAGCGTTAGACCCCGACGCACTACCAAAGACGCTACAGTTTGCAAAAGAGTTACGTGGTTACGTAGATAGTGTAAGAGTAATGAAATTGACGGACGATTTAAAATACAGAAACCCGACCGACTTAGAAAACTTAGACCAACATAGGAGATTACAATATGGAATTAGGACTGATTAGAAGTTTAATGGATAAGAAGTTTTACGATGAACATCGTGGAGCTAGATGCCCCGATAGACTATTTAGTAAAGATGTACGTAAGATTAAACAGTCTATAGATAAAGCTATGCAACAGTATGAACGAAGTGTTACACCAGATGAGATAGAGGCTTTGTTCGTATCTGGTAATCCCACAATGACCACAGCACAGAAGGGTGCTTACAGTAGTCTATTTAATCAAGTTAAAAAAGAACAACCTATGGGTAGTGACATAGCACAAGATGTGTTATCTAAACTGTTTCAACAGGTCATTGGCGAGGACATTGCCAACATTGGATTTGACTACGTAAATGGTACTCAGAATAATCTTGAGCCACTACGTAACATTATTGAGAGTTATGGAGATGACTTTACACCGAATCTTAACATTGAGTGGGATGACATTGACATTGAAACACTGCTCAGTAAGAATGACTTGGAGTCACAGTGGACATTCAATATACCCACACTCTGTCGTAGAGTTGAGGGAGTGAACGCAGGACACCTGATTGAGATTGGTGCGAGACCTAACACAGGTAAAACATCTTTTCATGCCAGTATTATTGCAGGACCAAACGGCTTTGCACGACAGGGTGCGAGTTGCATTGTTCTATGTAATGAAGAGGGTGCTCACAGAGTTGGTGCAAGATACCTGACTGCTGCAAGTGGTATGACAATGCACGAAGTCAAAGCTGATCCAAAGAAAGCTCACACACTGTATGAGCCTGTAAAGAAGAACATCAAACTGCGTGACGCTACAGGTAAAGACATGGCATGGGTAGAGAGTGTGTGTAAGACATACAAGCCAGACATTGTGGTGCTTGATATGGGTGACAAGTTTGCACGTACAGGTGGCTTTGCACGACAGGACGAAGCTCTGAAAGCTAACGCCGTGTATGCTCGTATGATTGCTAAACAACATGGTTGTGCTATATTTTATATGTCACAGTTGAGTGCAGAGGCAGAGGGTAAGACTACCAGTGTCAATCAGAGTATGATGGAAGGATCACGTACAGGTAAAGCTGCTGAAGCTGATCTTATGATATTGATTGCGAAAGACACTGTTACTGAAGGACAGGAAGAAGAGGGAACGGCACGGTATTTAAATTGTGTTAAAAATAAATTGACAGGATGGCATGGACATGTTATGTGTAATCTTGATTATAGAACAGCGAGGTATGAAGTATGACACATAATTGTACTCTTTGTAATGTGGAGTTAACAGACGATAATTGGTTTAGTTCTTGGAAAAGTAAGGGCAGAACACATTGTAAAAATTGTTTAAAACCTGCTTTACCAGATACAATTTATAAAGGTTCAGTTAGAAATAACCCAAAAAGAATGTTCGTTAATGGTAAGTATGTACCAAGAACACACCCTTTATATAAACCTGGGAACTATAAATCTTTTAACGATGCAGCTTTCTCTAGTTTTGAAAGGTATAAAAAATCAAAAGATGGGTACGTCTATGCAATTACTAACCCTGCATGGGAAGGGTGGGTTAAGATTGGTATGGCAGTTGACGCTGACGATAGATGCAAGTCGTATCAGACCTCTAGCCCACTTAGAGATTACAAGCTAGAACATTGCACTTACTTTGAAGACAGACGTAAAGCGGAACAACAAGCCCATGAAAAGGCAGAAGAGATAGCTGACGAGTGTGGTTCAGAGTGGTTTAAGTTGCCTGTAGAAAAAGCAATAGAAATAATAGGAGATGTAAAATGAAGGTACAACTAATTAATTACATGGGTAATGATCTGACCGTAGTGAATGCTGCTCGTGTTAGTTTTAATGTAAACAAAAAGACATTTATAGATACAGATGCTAAGCTCATTAAGTATTTAGCAAAACATAAACATATGTCACCCTTTGGTCATTGCTTTGCTTCATTCAAGGTGCAAGCACCTATCTTTGTGGCACGACAGCTAGTCAAACACAAGTTCCTACGTTGGAATGAGATCAGCAGACGTTATGTAGACACTAAGCCTAACTGGTATAAACCTAGCATTAGTGATCCCGATACAGCTATTTGGAGATCACAGACTAAGGACAAGAAGCAGGGAAGTGGTGACGTAATACAGAGTGAGAAAAAACAAAGTCTAGCTACGTTTACATTAAGTAATGTAATAGCCGATGCCATGACTGCCTACGAAAAACTATTGAGTATGGGCATATGTGAAGAACAGGCACGTATGGTGTTGCCAATATGTCACATGACTGAATGGTTCTGGTCTGGTAGTCTTGACGCATTTGCAGATATGTGTATATTAAGATGTGCAGGTGACGCACAAGTAGAAACAAAGATGGTGTCTGACCAGATCAGTGACCACATGGAAAAACTATTTCCAGTATCATGGAAGGAACTAATGAATGAAACTAACTCTTGATGTAGAAAACACAGTAACAAATAGAAATGGTAAATTACATCTTGACCCATTTGAACCCGACAATAGTTTAACTATGGTAGGTATGCTTGATGAGTATCGTAAAGAAACAATAGTTACATTTGACCACTCTGAAATAAAACCTACTGCATTGGGTAAAGAAATTGTACAGGAAATGTTGAATAGAACATCATTACTTATCATGCACAATGCACCACACGACTTGATGTGGTTGTGGGAGTCTGGTTTTACATATGACGGTGCTGTATTTGACACAATGCTTAATGCCTATGTCGTACAGCGTGGACAGAAACAACCGTTGTCTCTTGAAGCCTGTGCAGAACGCTATCAGTTAGACACAAAGAAACAGGACACACTTAAAGAGTATTTTAAGAAGGGTTATAGTACAAGAGATATACCTTTTGATGAACTTGCTATGTATCTTTCTGCTGACCTTCATGCTACACAGCAACTTGCAGACAGACTGATGGCACAACTAGAAACGGACGACAAGGAACTCGCAAGCACAGCTAAACTTACAGATGAAGTGGCTGTATGTTTGGCACGTATCTATCAGCGTGGGTTCTCTGTTGACAAGACTGTGCTTGATGAAGTACGTGTAGAGTTTGAGAAGGAAAGAAAGGAGCTTGTTACGAGTTTAGACAAGCAGTGTAGAGAACTTATGGGTGACTTTCCTATTAATCTCAATAGCCCAGAACAGTTATCTTGGGTCATCTACAGCCGTAAGCCGCACGACAAATCTATGTGGGCTAATCTTTTTGACCAGTATATGAACCCTACAGATTACAAGAGTACAGTGCGACAAAACTCTGCCGTTATATATAAGAAGAAAGCAAAGCAGTGTGCTTCTTGCTATGGCAACGGTCAGGTAAGAAAGACAAAGAAGGACGGTAAGCCATTTTCTAAACCTAGCAAGTGCTCTGATTGCTACGGTGTAGGATATATCTTTACTGACGTTCCTAATAGTGCAGCAGGGTTAAGGTTTAATGCACCTAATTCAAAGTGGGTTAGTGCCAACGGTTTTAGTACAAGTAAGGGTAACATAGAACTCTTAGAAAGCATGGCTAAGTCACGTAACATGCCACAGGCTGTGACATTCCTGCGTAATGTACGTAGACTGTCTGCTGTGGATACCTACCTGTCAAGTTTTATTGAGGGTATATCTAACTACACAAAGACGGACGGTAAGCTACACGTAAGATTACTACAACATCGTACCAGTACAGGAAGGTTCAGTGGTGCTGATCCTAACATGCAGAACATGCCCAGAGGTGGTACATTTCCTGTGAAGAAGGTATTTGTGTCACGTTGGAATGGTGGACAAATTATGGAAGCTGACTTTGCACAGCTAGAATTTAGGGTTGCTGCCTTCTTAGGTCAGGACAAGATAGCCATGAAGGAAGTGTCCACAGGCTTTGATGTACATGCCTACACAGCTAAAGTGATTACGGAAGGTGGTCAACCTACGTCCAGACAGGAAGCCAAGGCTCATACATTTGCTCCCCTGTACGGTGCGAGTGGGTACGGTAGGACACCTGCTGAAGCTAAGTACTATGAACAGTTTACTAAGAAGTATAGTGGTATAGCGGAATGGCATGGTAGGCTTGCTACAGAGGCACTCAAGACAGGTAAGATATGTACACCGTCAGGCAGGGAGTTTGCATTCCCAGACGTAATGAGAAGACGCAATGGCACAGTGTCGCACTTCACTCAAATAAAAAACTATCCTGTGCAGTCGTTTGCTACGGCAGACATCGTGCCTATATCTTTATTACACATAGATAAGTTATTGAAAGACTTAAACAGTTGCATAGTAAATACAGTACACGACTCAATAGTAGTAGATGTACACCCAGATGAGGTTAGTCAAGTGATTGATATAATTAATCAAACAAATGACGCACTCAAAAATCTTATTGATAATCAATGGGATATAGACTTTAACGTACCCCTAATGTTAGAGGCAAAAATAGGTAATAATTGGCTTGACACTAAAGATGTTATATGATATAACTATAAATCTGATTTTAATATAAGGAGAAAATATATATGATAAATGACCTACAGACTATTAATACTAACGACTACGACACAATGGCTAAAGCTATGGGCATTGCAAATGAAAGACCTGCCACTGCAAGTAAACAAAGTAATCTTGCAAGGGTAAAGATACAGCATTCACCACTGATGGGTAAGACAGAAGTAAGAGGTAAGGAAGTAAATGTGGAAGTAGTTGAGGGTGGTACATACAAACTGGACATACCAAATGGTGCGTCCTACTATGGAACAGGTGCTATCATACGACCCTTCATGCAACGGTTTATGTACAAGAAGTACGTCATGGGTACAGGTGGAGCTAAGAACAGATATGTAAAAACAATTATGTCCGATAATCTTAATATTGATCTGAAGGACAATGACGGTACATTTAATTGTGGTAAACCGTCAGGTTGGATAGATGACTTTAACTCCCTTCCTCAGAAAACAAAGGACTTGATAAAGGCAGTCAAACGTGTACGTGTTGTGTTTGGTAATATTACTCTGACTAATCCTACAGATGAACAAGGAAACTCTGTAAATAATGTTGCAGAGGACGTTCCCTTTATATGGGAGATTGATAATAGGGATGCCTTTAAGTCCATTGGCAAATGTTTTAGTGATTTAGCAAAATCTAAACGATTGCCTGTACAACACTCGATTACACTGGGTACGCAGTCTAATAAAATGAATAATGGTAATATATTTTATACACCTGCACCCACACTGGACATGACTAAGACACTTGACATACTACCAGAAGATCAGGAGATGTTTGGTAATCTTATGTCTTGGGTTGAGAATTATAATACTTACATTCTTAGCACGTGGTCAGAGAACATTGGTAAGCATGAGACTGTTGACAAGGAAATGGTTGAGGACTTTATTGACATTGACACAGACGAGATACCACAGTGAATCATAAAGGTGAATTAGCAATCCATCAGTACATGTCTGATGCTGCAAACGGAAAGTCCTCTATCTCTGAGGACACCGTTAAGCAGATAGGACAGGACGTAATGGACGCAATGAAACGTCAGTTTGGTAGTGGGAATAAAAGAGATAAGTTTAGGTTGCGTATGTCCAACATAGGTAGACCAACTTGCCAACTCTGGTTTGACAAACATCAGCCAGAGAAGGCACTCCCAAAACCCACAACCTTTGTAATGAACATGATGCTTGGGGATATAGTGGAAGCTGTATTCAAAGGTGTCCTAAAGGAAGCAGGTGTAAAGTATGAGGATTCTGAACAGGTATCTCTGGACTTGGGAGAGGATCATATTAATGGAACATATGATCTTGTTATTGATGGGGCTGTTGATGATGTTAAGTCGGCATCTGATTGGTCATACCGTAATAAATTTTCTAGTAGCGAAGACTTAGCCAGTGGAGATTCATTTGGTTATGTAGCACAGTTAGTTGGTTATGCCAAGGCTGCCAAGAAAAAACTTGGTGGTTGGTGGGTAGTCAACAAGGCAACAGGCGATTTTAAGTACGTACCTGCATCATCTATAGATGAACAGGAAGAACTAGCTAAAATTAAAGCTACAGTAGACACAGTAAATAGTAACACATTTAAAAGATGTTTTGAACCTGTAGCTGAATACTTTAGAGGTAAACCCACAGGCAACACCGTCCTAAACAGTGGTTGTAGATTTTGTTCCTACAGAGAAACCTGTTGGGATTTAACAGAAAGACCTGCCGTAAAGTCACAGGCTAAAGTACCCAAGATGGTGTCCTATATAAGTATGTCGGAAGAGTTTGCATAGTGGACGCTAAACAATTTATAGCAGCACGTAAGTATGGTTATCGTAGTGGATTAGAGTTAAAGACAGCCCAATACTTAGAGTCTATATCTGCATCGTACAGATATGAGAAAGTAAAAATAGAGTGGGAAGACTTAACGTACAGAACCTACACACCAGACTTTGTGTTGCATAATGGAATTATAATAGAGACAAAGGGTATGTTTACATCAGCAGACAGAAGAAAACATATTGCCATAAAGAAGCAACACCCTAAGTTAGATATACGATTTGTGTTTGAAAATAGTAAACGTAAGTTAAGTAAGGGAGCTAAGAGTAGATACTATCAGTGGTGTAACAAGTATGACTTTGATTACTATGACAGGGTAATACCCGAAGAGTGGTTGAAGGAAAAAGGAAAAGATAAACACCCCACGTTTATAAAATTTAATTGGCAAAAAATTAAAAGGAGATATAAATGATGGATGAAAAAATAGTATTAGATTTTGACGATGAGGACTTTATAATAACAATATCACCTTCTTTAGATGAAAACCTAAGATGGACAGGAGAAGTAAGAGTAGGTATAACGATGGCAGACCAAGACTTTTTACATGATGACGATTATCTCAGCCTACTACAGTTCTGTAACATGGTTTGTACTACAGTTCCCATGATGGAGAACGATGAAAACTTTAGAGATTTAGTACACAGACAGTTTGTAAAAGATAATGAAAAAATAAACAAAAGAGTATTGACAAAAGAAGGAAATGTGATAAAGTTAAACTTTAATAGTAACACAGATGGGAGTGCATAGTATGAAAATATTTGATGACGATATAAGTATAGACACATTAACAATAAATGGAAAAACAGTAAATGAAGATATGGTTAATCACCCACCACACTACAACAAGTACGGTGTGGAGTGTATAGATGCACTAAGAGCAGCAACAGGTGAGGGCTTTGAGTACTACTTGCAAGGCAATGTAATGAAGTATTTATGGAGATATAGATACAAGAATGGCATAGAGGACTTGAAGAAAGCTAACTGGTATCTTGAGTTATTAATAGAAGAGAAGCAAGACAATGAGAGTTAAGGTATTTTTAGTTCTTGATATAGATAGCGAAGAGTATCCAGTTCCTGCTGACGGAATGGTCAATGAAGAAATAGAACAAAGTATAGAGCAACACATCTATGATATAGATGGCATTAAAATACATTCAATTAAAACAATTACGGAGTAATGCACATGAACAATATGCTACCAACAGATTACCAAAACTTTATAGCTACGTCACGTTATGCACGATGGCTAGATGATGAAGGACGAAGAGAAACGTGGAGTGAAACTGTATCACGTTATGTGGATTACATGCATGATAAAGTTAATTTTTCTAAAAAGGATAAGACTGACATTGAGCAGGCTATCTTGGGGCTAGAGGTTATGCCCAGTATGAGAGCCTTGATGAGTGCAGGACTAGCATTAGATAGAGACAACACAGCAGGGTATAACTGTAGCTACCTACCTGTAGATGACCCCAAGTCTTTTGATGAAGCTATGTACATCTTATTGTGTGGTACAGGTGTAGGCTTTTCAGTTGAGCGTCAATACATTGACAAGCTACCAGAGATACCAGAGAAGATGTTCAAAAGCGACACTATGATAGTCGTTAAGGACAGCAAGGAAGGTTGGGCTAAGTCACTACGTATGTTGATAGCACTGCTGTATGCAGGTGAGATACCCACGTATGATGTCAGCAAAGTACGTCCTGCAGGAGCTAGGCTTAAAACATTTGGTGGCAGAGCCAGTGGACCTGCACCTCTCGTAGACCTGTTTAAGTTCACTATCAACTTGTTTAACAACAATGCAGGTAAGAAACTAACAAGCTACGACTGTCACTCTTTGATGTGTAAAATAGGCGAGGTTGTAGTTGTTGGTGGTGTACGTAGATCAGCTATGATTAGCTTGAGCAACCTGTCCGACATACGTATGAGACAGGCTAAGTCAGGACAGTGGTGGGATACCGCACCTCACATGGCACTCTCTAACAACTCTGTTAGTTACACAGATAAACCAGATGCTGAAACATTTATGCGTGAGTGGACTTCACTAATTGAATCTAAGTCAGGTGAGCGTGGTATATTCAACAGAGTAGCGGCAAAGAAACAGGCTGCTAAGAATGGAAGGAGAGACTCTGAACATGAGTTTGGTTGCAATCCATGTTCCGAAATAATACTACGCCCATACCAATTTTGTAATCTTACTGAGGTAATCATACGAGCTACAGATACCTTGGTTGATTTAAAACGTAAGGTACGTATAGCTACTATCTTGGGTACAGCACAGTCTACACTTACTAGGTTTCCTTATCTACGTAAGGTATGGAGTACAAACACAGAAGAAGAGAGACTACTAGGTGTATCTTTAACAGGTATTATGGACAATCAACTTACAAATGGTCAACATCAATATACTTCAACGGAAGGAAAGTTAAGCTTTGTACTACCCATGTTAAAAAAGGTAGCTATAGATACAAATGAAGAGTATGCCGAACTGTGGAACATACCACAGTCTACTGCTATCACTTGTGTCAAACCCAGTGGAACTGTATCACAGTTAGTAGATAGTGCAAGTGGTATTCATGCTAGACACAGTGAGTATTATACTAGAACTGTACGAGGAGATAATAAAGACCCACTAACACAGTTTATGATTGACCAAGGTATACCTAGTGAACCCGACGTTATGAAACCTAATGACACAACGGTGTTTAGTTTTCCAATGGAATCACCAAAAGGTTCAGTAACTCGTAATAAAATGACAGCTATACAACAGCTACGAATGTGGATGGCATATCAAGAACATTGGTGTGAGCATAAGCCTAGTTGTACCGTTACTGTACGTGACCATGAATGGATAGAGGTAGGTGCATATGTATACAATCACTTTGATGAAATGTCAGGTGTGTCATTTTTACCACACTCTGACCATGTTTATCAACAAGCACCCTATCAAGACTGTACAGAAGATGAATATAATGCTATGTTAGTTAAGTCGCCAGAGAATATAGATTGGAATAGACTAATGGACTATGAGAAGGAAGACACAACATCAGGCAGTCAGACCTTTGCTTGCAGTGGTGATACATGTGAAATTGTAGACATAGGAGCTTAACATGACAAACAACAGAGCTAGACATAACTTAGGTAAGTATGATGCCCCTCTTATTATACAGTACAAGAGAGGTATAGATGACTTTCATCGTGGTAGGGTAGCCAATCCCTTCCACAAAGACACGATGCAGTATCGTGAATGGGAGAGAGGTTTTAACAAAGCCTACTTTGAGAAGATGAGAAAGGTAGTTAAGTATGAGCAGAACAGGACTAATGCCAGAGCATGAGCAAGCACTACAAGATGAAGTAACTCAATGGTTAGAAAGGAAATATTTAATGGATTTTAATTCGTATCAAAGAATAGCAAAGACAACAGCGATTTATCCTGCAACACACAAGATACTTTACCCTGCACTTGGACTTGCAGGAGAAGCAGGTGAGGTAGCTAATAAGGTTAAGAAGTTGATAAGGGATGGCACAAGTTCTTTACCAAAGGAATGGAAAGAAAACATAGGCAGTGAGATAGGCGATGTGCTATGGTACTGTGCTGTACTAGCAGATGACTTAGGCATATCTCTTGGTAAGATTGCAGCAGACAACGAGAAGAAGTTGCAAAGAAGAAAAAAACAAGGTATGATAAGTGGTAGTGGCGATAGTAGGTAATTATATATTACCTAGCTCTACTAATATAGCAGCATCTTCTAAATTAGTAACATTGGGTGCTCTATTATATTCTCTAAAAAAGAATTGTTGTGCCCTCTTTTGTTTTGTTTTACTAAGTTTTCTAAAATCGTAATGTGCTTTTAGTAATTCAGGATTGTCTGTGTTTGCAAACTTACTATCATCACTACTAATGTCAGACCGTACAGCTTTAATTTCATCCTGTATATGTTCACGTATATGTAGATTTACATGTTGTAACTCAGTGTATTTGTTTTTGTACTCAGGACTTCTACTTTTGTAGTCATCTTTCCACATGCTTTCTATCATCTGAGCACCTTGAACTATTGTAGGTAATACAAGTCTTACAGTTTTATTTTCTAGGTTTCTAATACTAGGT